ATAACCAGAAGTAAAGGAGAGAAACAAGATAGGGTGACTGACTTGTTAAAAGCCAAACACTTTATTGATCTTGAATTACAGATGGTTTACGGAACAGATGCAAAAGGTAATAATATAGGAGATTATTCTGTAGAAGTTTCTCTATAACCATGAGGTAACTATGAACTTATATGAGTTTGATGATCGAATCTTAAAAGAAAGAAACGGAAGAAAACCAATATACGTAAACAAACATCTTGCTAAAAAGTTTAAGGATTTTTGTAAGAGTGAGCAGAAAGAACCACATAAAGTAGCTGAATACTTGTTATCTTTAGGTATTAATTCTGTAAAACATTATGAAGAACCTAAAGTGTCTGTTGACATCGAAGCTCTTTAAATAGGTTTTTGACATTTGTTAGCGAGTCCATCGCTTGCATTTCTTCGTCTTTAATAGTTTTCTGTTTACTGCCGTCTGGAAAAGTAAACATAACCTTTTGCGGATCTAATGCAACCAAGGCATAAACATCTATTGCATTTTTTTCATAATGTCTTTTCTTGGTAAACGAACCACGCCTAAAGTCATATTCCCATGACACTCTATGGTTTCTTATTTTAGATTGTGTTTTAACCTGGCACTTATATAGCGTGTGGTCAACGTCAAAGATGATGTCTGCTTCTGCGCTATGTGGAACTAGCATTACAGTATCAGCGTATAAAGAAAGTAGCGAGGCTACTAAGTATTCTCCAGATCGGCCAACTCTTTCTGATTGGCGTGGCATAAGGTTATTGTGGTATAGGACTTATAGGTACTTGTGTCTGAGAAAGAGATTGTAGATAATCTTGTCTTTGTATATCTTCTATCTCTTGCTGTACTTCTGGCATATAGTCTAAATTATTTGTAAAGGCTAAAATATTAATTACAGATTTTAACCCTTCACCTTTACTTATATCTATTTTTGCAAGTTTTTCTAATTCTTCTACAGAGTTTTTATTAACAAATATTTCTGCTAATTGTCTTGATGTTTTTTCTTGCACTCTTTTACTGAATCTATTGGCAAATTTTACAGTCCACATAAATGCACCTATTTGCGCGGCTTCTCTAGTTAAAACTATCGCATCTGGTGGTTTCTTTGGATTGTCTACATTAGCAAGAGTTGCGGTTCTTTTTAATATTTCATTAAACTTATTAAAACCACGCAAAACTTCATTTTTATTTAAACCTCTAGCTTCAGCAACACCAGCTAAAACTGCGTTAAAGTTTTTATCTAAATTTTTTGTACCAGCCAATCCTTTATATAAATCAAAACCTGCTCCAAATGATGGTCTGCCTACTTCAGTTGTTTTGTATATTGTTTGATCTATAATTTGGTCAAAATAAGCTCTAGCTAAATTAGGAAAAGCTTGTTTGTCTACTTTGTTTATTCTTGTATATGTTTCTCTAATATCTTTTGGTTTTACATTAGCAATACCAAAAATTTGATTTTTTACTTTGCTAGGTGTTATACCTTTACCAATTAAAAATGGCTCTATAGCTTCCATGGTAGGATTTACAATAGTATTTGTAAGTTCTTTGTATTTTTCTGTACCAGCTAAATAATTTGTATTGGTTTTAAGAATTTCATCCAATTCGTTTAATGCTGGTGCTATTTTTTGAATTTCGGTATTGTTTAGAGCTTCTTTAGGATTTGCTTTGCCAGCCTTTGATCGAGCAATAATTTCTCTTGTTTCTCTTAAAATTTCACTCAAATTATTTATATTTGATTCTGGAATAATTTTTGTTTCAGATGTTTTCATCCCAATAGGTTTCCCATATTGGTCTAATATGTTTACAGTTTCGTCTTTTGGGGTAATTGTTTTTTTAATTAATCTATTTCGCAATTGTTTTAACTTATTTTTGGGTGTTCCTTTAACACTACCTGCTAAAACATTATCAATATTATTAATTAAGTTTAAAATTTGTGATTCATCTATAAATTCATTGTTAGCAACTGAATAGCCAGCTTGTTGTGATTTAAGAGTTCTATCTGTTGTCGCTTCATTATAAGCTTTTTCTGCTGATATATTTGCGTCTTTATAAACCTTTCTTAATGACTTTGGGTTTTTTGCAATATAATTATCAAATAAATTTTCTGCTATTTTTTGTATTTCTTGTGGTCTATTTTTAATATACTCATACATTATTCTTCCGCCCTCTGGAGAATTGTAAACAGACTCACCAAGTTTGGTAAGGATATCACTTTGTACAAGTTCAGGAGCTGTAAGCTTTACTCCTTGGGTTTCAGCATAAGCTTCTACGGTTTTTGCTAAATCAATTTTTTCTTGTGGCACGCCTTTTAACGCTTCTGCTGCTAACTTAACAGCTCTATTAGGATCTGTTACATAGCTTGATACACCACCAGCCGCTAAAGTTAATGGTATAGAGACATAAGGAGACACCTCTGCTTCCTCTAGTCTTTCTGCTACTACTCCTGTAGGTATACCAACTTTTAATCCTCTAGCAGGACCAAAACCCATTGTTGGAACTGTAAATTCACCGACAGACTGTAAGTATCTAGTACCGCGAGTTTTTGGTTGGTATTCTAATAATTCTTTTGTTTGTGGTTGTTGTCTTAACCCTTGTGTAAGCAAACCCATAGACCTAGCCGTATCACCGCTTGGTGCTATTTTTTGCAATTGTTGTAACGCATCAAAATATTTTGAAATTCTTTCTTCTTGTTGTGGTGCTACTCTAGTTGCCACTTGCTCTGCTTTTTTGGCAGCAGCTTGTGTAACCATTTCTGGAAACTCTAAAAAACCTGTAGCTCCACGCAAAGATCCTGATATTGCAGCCCTGCCAATATCTTTTAATCTTTCTCTTCTGGTTTGCTGTCTTTCTTCTTCTAAACCAGTCTCCAAGCTTTCAAGCGCCTGTTGTTCTGCTTGTAATCTTCTTATTTCGTTTGCTAACGCGGTAGCATCTTCAACATTACCAGCTTGGTCTGCTTGTATAAGAGCTTGTTCTAGTTGTGCTAATGTTGCCATTATTTAACCCTGTGGTGGATATTTATTTAATAGAGATTGAATGTTTGGTGGTGTTTGTGTTCCTATAGTTGGCATTGATTGCCTCCAATCTCTTCCACCGAGAAATTGAGGTATAGTTTCGTATTTATTTGCTTCTTGTAAATCTTCATCACCAACACGGTTAATTCTTATTTTATATTTGTCAGCGTATTCTCTTTGTGTTCTATTAGCTAGGTTTTCTAATGTTGATAAATTGGCCTTCCAGTTTGGACCTAGGTTGCCAATAATATCCATAGCAATCTTGACATCATTGTCAGACAATCTTCCACTTGGATCAATTTCTTTAGCAGTACCATAAGCTAATCTTAAAAAGATTGATTTAGCTACAGCTCTATCTTGTGAAATTTTATCCAATATATCACCATACTTAGAATCCAACATATTATCTAATTTTGTAAATTCTTTTTGGTTTTGTTGTAGCTTGTCTAAATTAGCCAATCTTTCTGCGCTTTGTATTTGATATTTTGTACTATTAACAAAATTAGCTAAACCACCTGCCAAAGTAAATGCGTCTTTATTTTGTTCTATAATAGATGCTAAATCATTAATAGTATCTATTTGTGATTTAGCACCCAAATAATCATCTCTTACCAATGTCATAACAGACTTAGCGCCTGTTGGTTTTGTGCTAGGGCTTTGACCTACGGTAAATAATCCTTGTTCTTCTTTTTCTTTAATAATATTTGGATTTGTTATTAAATCCCTACTTGTAATACTCTCTACAACATTTCCCTGACTATCATAAAAAGGTATTACTCTAGGCTGACCAAATAATCTATTTTCATATATAGCTATATTTCTTTTGTCTGTTTCACTTCTTCCCTCTACAGGTATTTCCATTAGCTTATTGTAAGCAGCCTGCGTTCTTTCAGCCTCTGTCATATCTGTTTTATCTTCTGGTATTTCAATACCAGGTAAAACTCTTTCAAAAGAACCGTCTGGATTTACATAATAGTTATAACCATCCGCTCCTTTTATTATCTTTCTTTCAACGCTAGTACCAGCAGCAAGCCTAGGGTCTAAACCAGCTCTTAATAATTTAATTTGTTCAGCATATCTTGGGTCTTGTGCAAGTTGTTGTAATAATTTATCTTGCTCTGCTCTTTGCATTTGCTGTTCAGCAAATTGCACTCTTCTAGGATCACCAGATAATATAGCAGATGACCTGCCCAAACTTCTTTGTAAAGCAGCTAAACCTTCTTGTCTACGTCTTGCAGCTTCTTCTGGCGATACTTGTTGCATAGGGTCGTAACCACCAATTTTGGTTAGACCTCTGCCAATTCCTTGACCCAAACCTGTAAAAAAATCTCCTATTGCCATATTTTTATCCTGTTGGGAAACCTAGTCCTGGTAAACCTGTTCCAAAAGTTGAACCTGATCCTTCACCTGGTAATCTAGATGGTAAGTTTACTTGTGGAAGCTGTCCTGTTTGTTGTGGATTGCTAAATAAAGGACTTAATGTATTTAAAAGATTTATACCAGCCTGCGCTCTTTCATAAGTTCCTGGTGTTCTTGATTCTATTCTAGTGCTTTCAGGACTCATACCAAATACAGCGCCTCCCAATAATCCAACCTGCTGTTGTGGATAAGCTAATGCTCTTGCAAACTCGCCTCTTTGCGCTTCGATAGCTTGTTGCTGTAATGCCTGTTGTTGTTGTCCTATACCACCCAGCAAACCAAGACCTCGTAATTGACTTGCTTGTAAACCACCAAGAAGTCCTGCTCTTTGTTGTCTTGCTTGTAATTCAAATTGTGGTGCAAACTGTGCCATTTGTTGTTGTCTTGCAATATCAGACTCAGCAGCTCTCAAAGCTTGACCGTAACCTCTTTCTCTTTGTTCAGCAGCTGTTCTTGCCATAACCTCTGCAAAAGGTCTTTGTGATTCTGACTCTAATATTGCAGAACGAGAACCACCAAAAGCACCTGCTCTAATTGCTCTTTCTTGTGCGCCAGTTCTTGCTATATCAGCTTGTCGCTGTATATCTTGCATGGTTGCATCTATAACTTGTTGTTGATAGGGTGATTGATAAGCACCTATATCAGCTGTAAGTAAAGAACCTACTGGTTTAACTGTTGGTATTCGTTGTTGCGCCAATCCTTGTAAAGCTTTGGTTGGGTCATAACCCATACCAGTTTCAAACAAACCCCTAGTAGCTTGAAATTGTCGTAGTTGGTCTGGAGAAAAACCAGCAACCATTGGACCTCTATAAGGTATAAAAGGTTGTTGAGCTACACCTTTAGCCCTACTATAAATATCCTCATATCTTGCTTGTGTTTGTGGGTCTACTTGCGTTGCAGTTGTTGTCTTTGGTGTTTTTGGATCAAAAGCTTGCTTGGCCGCTGCTCCAGCTCCTACTACTGCTGCTATTGTCATTGGATCTGCCATATTCTTGTCCTATAAATCTTTACTTACTACATAATCTGGTTTAAATCCCAGATGTTTTATTTTTCGAAGCCATCCTTTACGACCGCTTCCTGTTATTTTTTTTATGCCAACTTCTTTTGCATAATTTTCAATACACTTGAACATCTCTTCAATTTCTTCAAATTTACCAGATACGCAAAGAATGTGCATAATTTTTTTCTTAGAAAAAAAAGCAAATTCAGTTACTATAGCTGATTCTTTGCCTGGCCATAATAGAGCTATTCCATGTCTTATTTTATCCTCTACATCATCAATTGTATAGGAATCTTGATACTTTACAGCTTTTGCTATATAAGGTTTACACCTTTCCCATTCAATTTCCCAAGGCTCTTTTTTCGCTTGGTTTATGTCAACTACGTTATTAGTCGCCTTTTGCATATTCTACGATGCTCGCATAAACAGTTAAATTACCAGCACGATCTGCTTGTACTTTTAATACATCGCCTTGTTTTAAGACAAGACTTTTACTTAATAACTCTTCTGTATCATAGGCAGTTATTACATATTCTTTAAATAAAGTATAAGTTGTTCCACCGCTTACTACTGTAACTGTTATATTGGTTTGTTGGTTGTCATGGTCACAAACCAAAAAAGATTCAACAATAGAAAAAGTAAAGTCATCGCCGCTTGGTGTTGTATATAATGTTGTTAAATCTGTAGTAGTAAGTATTTCATTTGCTGTTTCAGCTCTTTGTATATACTGTCTTTGTGAGGATAGATCCATTATCTTCTACCTCTAGTTCTTACGTTTAATCTTATATTACCAACCTGAAAATCTTGATTGGTGCTACCTGTTACAGTCATTTGTACTTGTCTTGCTGTAAATCTAGCATCGGTATATCCATCATTTTCAAAGGTAAAACTACCAAAATCTGTTTCGCTACCTAATGGGGTAAACTTACCTTTAAAACTTATTGTTACACCTGGTAATGTGTTTGCTTCTTCGTCTGGAATAATCTGATTACATTGCACATAGTTATCACCGTTACCTAACTCTATTGGACCGCTTGTACAAAAAGGTGCATCACTATTCAAGTTTGGTGAATTAGATAAAGTTGTTGATTCGTGTTCGTATATAAAACCGTTTGAATCACCAGCAATAGGAAAGTCAAACGCACCTTGGTCAATCCAACAGCCTCTATCCATTGAGCCTATAGACCAAGTGTTTTCTAAGTAATTCCAAATAACATATTTGTTTGGCAAATACACACCATCTCCGCTTGGAAAACCCCACCATATTTCGTTAAAGTTAGAGTTGTGTCCACCCCAACAAGCCTTTCTTCCAGGTACGTTTAATTGGTCGTATACATAATCATGCACATCGCATTTAATTTCTCTTACAACACCATCGTAAACAAAGAACGAGTTTTCACCCATCCACGCAAGAAAGTTTCCTGTTTGCACGACTGATCTTCTACTTACAGCTTTACAGTTAGAACCTGCTGCTGCGATACCATAAACAAACGGAGAGCCTACATAGCTCATTCTATCTATACCAGTATCACTAAAAATTATTACATCGTTTTGGTATTTAACTGCTAATAATGCACGACCACCTGTAGGTATTTGCACATCACCTGCTGTATTTGTAGCTTTAGATGTCCAAGTGTTTCTATCTTCTCTATCACTCCAAGATACCTTTCTAGGGTCTCCACCTGAACCAATAGCAACTAAGTGTCTTTCATTAGTCACTAAGACAGCCTGACAGCCTGTAGGAGCGTTTGTTACAACTGTACCAATGGTATCAGCTGTTCCGCCTGAAACTGGCCTCCATTTGTATATTTTGCCGTCACCAGAAAAACAAAAGACTAAATCCTCTCCCCAGTTATCA